AAGCACGATAAGCGGCAGATCGACAACGTGGCGGAGAGCATCCGGCAATACGGATTTGTCCAGCCCGTAGTAATCGACCGCGACGGCGTGATCGTAATCGGCCATTGCCGCGTTCTGGCGGCAAAGAAGCTGGGCATGGAAGAAGTGCCCTGTGTCTGCGTGGACGATCTGACACCGGAGCAAGTGAACGCCCTGCGGCTGGTGGATAACAAGAGCAACGAGAGCGATTGGGACTTTTACCTGTTGGCTGATGAGCTGGACGGTCTCAACCTGTCGGAATTTGACTTTGACTTTTCTTTTCTGGAGCTGGACGAATCCGAAATTGAAGAAATGACCAACGAACAAAGAGAGCAGGAGTTCCGGGAAAGGATGGAGCGTGGAGAGCTTTCAGACGATGATGAGGACTACCAAGCTTTCCTTGAAAAGTTTGAGGCGAAGAAAACAACGGACGATTGTTACACACCTGCAAACATTTACGATGTAGCCAAACAGTGGTGCTTGAAAAAATATAAGCTTGGCAATCCACCTGTTGTTCGCCCTTTTTATCCCGGAGGGGATTACAAAAAAGAAAGCTATCCAAAAGGGTGCGTTGTTATTGACAATCCTCCATTTTCCATTATTTCTGAAATCTGCGAATGGTATACCAAAAACGGCATTGCATATTTTCTTTTTGCGCCGACTTTGACGTTGCTCGGAATCATGCGAGGTAAAACAAACTATGTTGCTTGCGGTAGCGGCGTGGTTTATGAAAACGGTGCGAGCGTAAACACGTCATTTGTGACGAATTTAGGGAGAACAAAAATTATCGCCGCATCTGATTTGAGAGAGCAGATGGACGAAGCGAATAAAGAAAATCTTGCACAGCATCACAAAACACTTCCCAAATATGAATACCCGGACGAAGTATTAACGGCAACAATGCTTTGCTACATGGCGGCGCATGGTGTATCACTTGAGATTTGTGCAGATGATGTGCATTTTATTCGTGGGCTTGATGCGCAGAAGGAAAGCGGGAAAGCACTATTCGGAAGCGGATATTTACTTTCAAAGAAAGCCGCCGCCGAGAAAGCCGCCGCCGAGAAAGCCGCCGCCGAGAAAGTAAGAGTATGTAATACAAACGTTTGGCAGCTTTCCGACAGAGAAAAGAAAATCGTGGCAGGGCTTGGGCATGACGATTGAAGAAGCGAAAACAATCATAGCGAAAACGAACAGCCCGTATCAAAAACGGGATATGCAGAAATTCATCCAGCGCCAGCAAAGAAAGGGTGGCGATTATGGCAAGAACCGGGAGACCTCCAAAGGAGATCGATCAAAAACAATTTGAAAACCTCTGCGGTCTGCAATGCACGGAAGAGGAGATATGCTCTTGGTTTGGCGTATGCGAAGACACGCTGAACAAATGGTGCAAGCAAACCTACAACATGACTTTCTCGGACACTTTTGCGGAAAAGCGCGGAACGGGCAAAATATCCCTCCGCCGTATGCAGTGGCGTTTAGCCGAAAAGAACGCCACGATGGCGATCTTTCTCGGAAAACAGTACCTCGGGCAGCGCGACAACGTAGACGTTAACGTCACAAACAGCGAGGGAATGCCCTTGGACGAATTGGAAACGATGGTGATCGGCTTTGACGCGGGAAGCGGCGATAGCAATTCTCCTGAATGAGCCGGTCAAGATCGGCTATGCCGTCGGCTTCGACAAATTAACCGCGCTCCATAACCGATGGATCATCGATATGATACGCGGCACGCAGGACAAGACCTTACAGTCGCACCGCGGCTCATATAAGACGACGTGCGTTTCCATCGCCCTCGCGTGCATTTTCGTTTTGCTGCCGAACAAGAAGACGCTGTTCCTCCGCAAGACGGACGCGGATGTAAAAGAGGTCATCCGCCAGGTGCGGAACATTTTGCTATCCCCGCCCATGCAGGAGGCGGCGCGGCTAATTCACGGGAAGGATATGGTTCTCATCACGCAGACGGCGTCGGAGCTATCGTCCAATTTGCCCGGCGACAGCAAAGGCACATCGCAGCTCGTGGCGATGGGCATCAACGGCAGCATCACCGGCAAGCACTTTGACCGCATCTTCACGGACGACATTGTCAACGTGCAGGATCGCACGAGCAAAGCCGAGCGCGACCGCACGAAGATCGTCTATCAGGAGCTGCAGAACATCCGCAACCGCGGCGGGCGCATTTTCAATACCGGAACGCCATGGCACAAAGAGGATTGCTTCTCGCTCATGCCAAACATCGAGCGGCACGATTGCTACTCGACCGGCTTAATCTCCAAAGAGCAATTGCAGATCATCCGGGAGGCTATGACAGCCTCCCTTTTTGCCGCAAACTACGAGCTGCGCCACATCGCGTCCGATGATGTTATTTTCACGTCACCGCAAACGGGCGCAGACCCGGCGCTTGCCGAGCAGGGCATCTGTCATATCGACGCCTCCTACGGCGGCGAGGACGGAACCGCGTTCACTATCTGCAAAAAGTCCGGCGGCAAGTATTACATTTACGGGCGGCTCTGGCAGAAGCACGTTGACGACTGCTTACCGGAGATCATCCGCCTACGAAAGGCGTTCAACGCCGGGCTGATCTACTGCGAGCGGAACTCGGATAAGGGCTACCTTGCCAAGGCTCTCCGCGACAAGGGCGAGCGTGCCGACACCTACCACGAGAAGACAAACAAATTTGTCAAGATCACGAGCTATTTAAAAAGCGAGTGGAAAAACGTGGTATTCGTCGCCGGGACGGACGCGGAATACATCAATCAGATCTGCGACTACACCGAGAACGCCGAGCACGACGACGCGCCGGACAGCGCCGCGTCCATCGTGCGAAAGCTGTGGAATAAAAAGGACACGGAATACGTCCCGCTGTGGATGTAAGGAGGAAATATGTACACCTATCAGGACTTACTCGCCGCGGGAGGATCGCTCGACGCGAGGACGACGTTCATCAACAACGCCATCGACGAGCACACTGGCAGCAAGTCGTACCGCACAGCGGAGGACGCCGACCTGTATTACAACGGAGAGAACCCAACGATCAGCCGGTACGAAAAGATCCTCTACGATCTCAAAGGCAAGGCACACCGCGATATGTTCACGGCGAATCACAAGCTCGCGTCCTCGTTCTTTCGCTTCGACGTTAACCAGCAGGTCGCGTATCTCCTCGGCAACGGCGTCACGTTCGCGGACAAGAAAACAGCAGACAAGCTCTGCGCCGACTTCGACGAGGAGATTATGACCGCCGCCAAGTATGCGCAGATCGGCGGCGTTTCGTTCGGCTTCTGGGATTGGGAGCATTTGCGCGTCTTTCGCCTGACGGAATTTGTGCCGCTTTATGACGAGGAAACGGGCGCACTCTCCGCGGGCATCCGCTTCTGGCAGCTCGCGCCGGAAAAGCCGAAGCGCGTGACGCTCTATGAGCTGGACGGCTTCACCGAGTTCATCCAGCGCAAGGGCGATCCGATGACGATCATGAAGGACAAGAGAGCCTACAAGCAGCTTGTACGCTCTTCTGAAGTCGGCGGTACAGAAATACTCGACGGCGAGAATTATCCCGGCTTCCCCATCGTGCCGCTGTTTAACAACGAACGCGGATTGTCGGAGATCGTCGGCAAGCGCAACACCATTGACGCCCTCGACCTTGCGACATCGAACATGGTGAACAACGTGGACGAGGGAAACCTCATCTATTGGGTCCTCACCAACTGCGGCGGCATGGACGACCTCGACGACGCCAGGTTTGTCGAGCGCCTGAAAACCACGCACGTTGCCCACGCCGACGGCGATGAGGGCGCAAAGGCGGAGGCGCACACCCTCGAAGCGCCGTATGCCGGAACGAACACGACGATTGATATGCTGAAGAAGAAGCTGTTCGAGGATTTCCAATGCTTTGATAGCGCCGCCGTGTCCGCCGGAAACCAGACCGCGACAGCGATCAAGGCCGCGTATGTTCCGCTCGATCTCAAGACGGATATGTTCGAAGCGCAGGTCACGCGCTTTATTGTCGGCATCCTGTCCCTGCTTGGAATCGACGACAAGCCGACGTACACGCGCAGTCAGATCATCAACCGGCAGGAGGAGACGCAGAGCCTCATCCTCGCCGCGCAGTTCTACGACGACGAATACATCATCAAGAAGCTGCTCACCATCAACGGCGACGCCGACCAGTTCGACGATCTCATGCAGCGCCGGGACAACGCGGCGGTCGCCCGCCTCGGTCTGGATGAATGAAGCGCGACGAGGGACGCCGCCTGACCGACGCTGAGCTGGAGGCGCTCGAAAAGCGTATCCGGGAGATGTACGGCGGCGCGGCAAAAAACCTCCAGCAGATCATTGACGAGTATTTCTCTAATTTCCGCCTCCGCGATGAGGAAATGCAGAAGCTCATCGGAACGACCATAAATGGCCGCGAATGGACAGAGGAGGACTATAAACAGTGGCGGCTCGCCCAGATGGGCCGCGGCGAGCGCTTTGAAGCCCTGCGGGACAAGCTCGCCGAACGACTGACCAACGCCAACGAGGTCGCCATCTCCTACGTCAACGATGCCACACCGGGGATATATACGCTCAACCGCAACTATGCCGCGTATGAGGTATCGGACGCTGGCGGCGATTTCACCCTCTACGATGAGCAGACCGTCCGCCGCCTGACCGTTGAGCAGCCGGATTTAATGCCGTATTATCCGAAAGAGAAAGCCGTCCGACGGAACATCGACCTCGAGTACGGAAAGAAGCAGATCACGAACGCCGTCACATCCGGCATCCTCATGGGACGCAGCATTCGAGAGATCGCCGCAGACCTCCGCCGCCGCATTACGGATATGGAGATCGAGAGCGCCATCCGTGCCGCCCGAACCGCCGTTACCGCCGCCGAAAACGGAGGCCGACAGGCGACGTATGAAAAGGCCGCAGAAATGGGAATCGAAATGCAGCGCGAG